CACAGGTTCTAAAGAACACGACTGTTACAGCCACGAGCGTATGCCCCACGTTCAAGATATGTAAAAAGCGAAACGCCCCAAAGATAACGGTCTAAGGGGCGCTTCTAATCAAACCAAGTAATAAGGACTTGAAATGACTAAGAGCGATTGTAGTAGTTGCCGGTTTTTTATACAAAACCCAACGTTAAACATAGGAAGTTGCCGTAGGTACCCGGTGTACCAGAATAGGCATGGTAGCGAATGGTGCGGTGAACACGCCCTAGCCCATTACGACTTGCCAGACACAATAGAAAACTTGGTTGCAAATGCCGAATTAGAGGAAGAATTTGCAAAAATACCAGTTGTAACCATAGAAAAACAGAAAAACAAGGGTGGCCGCCCCAGAAAGGTAACCCGTATATGAAGCCCATAAAAGACAAACTAATTGTTAAGCCAATACCGCGCATACAAAGCGCGTTGTACGTTCAAACGGCCGAAGTGGACACGGTTGGGTATGTAGTGGCCGTAGGTGATGAAGCAGCCGAGGAAGGCTTAAAAGTGGGCGATAAGGTATATTTCGGCACGTTGGCTAAAGACTACAAAGACGAGTATCTAAAATACCACAACTTTAAAGATGGTGACGATAAGTTATTAGTATTATCATGGCAAGACATTTGTTTTGTGGAGGAACAAGATGGCTAAAAACGGGCTTTATGCCAATATTCATAAAAAACAGGAACGGATAGCCAAGGAAAAAGCCGAAGGCAAGCCCGTTGAGCACATGAGAAAGCCCGGCACTAAAGGGGCGCCAACTGCCAAAGCATTTAAAGAGTCTGCCAAGACCGCAAAGAAATGAAAAAGCACGACAAACCCATTGAGCACAAAACCACAGGCAAGGGTAAAACCTACAACCCTACCGAAAAAGGCGCTGGAATGACGGCTAAAGGTCGTGCCGAGTACAACGCCAAGAACGGATCAAACTTGAAACCGCCTGCTCCCAACCCCAAAACAAAGAAAGACGAAGGCCGAAAGGCATCTTTCTGTGCGAGGATGGAGGGAGTTGTAAAGAACGCCAAAGGCCCAGCGGAACGGGCTAAGGCATCACTTAAGAACTGGAACTGCTAATGCCGTTAATTAAATCAACCAAAAAAGAAGCGTTTAAAAAGAATGTCGAAACTGAAGTTAAAGCTGGCCGTCCAGTTAAGCAAGCAGTAGCGATTGCATATAGCGAAAAGCGTGAAGCAGCCAAAAAACAAAAGAAAGGTAAATAATGTTTAATTTCAAACACGAAGTACAAGACGTAAACTTAATCATCACCGCGCTAGAACATAAAGTGCGTGATATGCAGTTGTTAATCCAAAAGTTAACAAAACAGGCTAACGAACAATTACCAACTCAACCGGTTGCTGACGTACAAACAGATACGCCAGTACAATCTTAATAACTTAAAGTATTTAAGAATCAAAAACTTATACATTAAAACAATATGAGCGCTGGGGCACCAACAGGAAACAAGAACGCATCCAAATCTAGGATGTTTTCCGACCGTCTGCGTATGGTCTTAACCCAAGAGCCACATCGTTTAAGAACCATAGCCGAGCAGTTAGTCAGCAAGGCAGAGGAAGGCGAACCTTGGGCTATTCGGGAATTAATGGACAGGTTAGAGGGTAAAGCCCATCAGTCAACCAGTTTAGAAAGCGCAGACGGTTCTGCTTTAATTCCACATATACAAGTATCTTTTGTAGCCCCGAATGGAACAGAATGACATTAACCAAGCTATTCAAAAGGCCGAATTTCCGGTAAAACTGCAATGCCTATTTGAAAAAAGCCGTTTTAAATGTATCTATGGCGGGAGGGGGTCTGCAAAATCTTGGTCAGTAGCCCGTGCTTTATTGTTAAAAGGCGCTAAAGAAACCCACCGTATCTTGTGCGCCCGTGAGTTTCAGAACTCTATTAGCCAGTCCGTTCATAAGCTACTTAGCGACCAAATCGTTGAACTGGGATTAATTGGGTTCTACGAAATAACGCAATCTAGCATTCGGGGCGCCAACGGGACAGAATTTGCCTTTGTTGGTCTAAAGAACAATCCGCATAATATTAAGTCATACGAAGGGTGTACGATTGTTTGGTGCGAGGAAGCACAGACCTTATCTAACCGTTCCCTTGACATTCTTATCCCAACAATCAGGGCTAAAGATTCAGAAATATGGTTTACGATGAACCCAGAACTGGAAAGCGATGCGGTTTACCAGCGTTACATTTTGCATCCACCAGAAAATTGCATAACCAAAAAGGTCAACTGGTCAGATAATCCTTGGTTTCCAGAAGTCCTAGATGTCGAGCGCCGGACGTTAAAAGCCAACGACCCTGAAGCCTACAACACCGTTTGGGAAGGGTTATGCCGCCAGACTGTGGACGGTGCCGTGTTTGCCCGTGAAATGCAAATGGCCGAACTAGAAGAACGCATTACCAAAGTGCGCTACGACCCTACCAAGCCTTGTTATACGGTTTGGGATTTGGGTTGGGCAGACAGCACAGCCATTTGGATAGTTCAGTTCATAGCCCAAGAAATACGGTTAATTAGGTACATTGAGGACAGCCAACAGACCATAAGCCATTACCTTGCCTTGCTGCAAACCTTTGGCTACGTCTACGACACGCATTGGCTACCCCATGATGCGCAGAACAAAACCATTGGTTCTAATGGCCGTAGCATTGAGGAAATAGTGCGTAATGCCGGGTTTAAGACTAAAATTATTCCCAAAACTAGCGTGGTGGACAGCATAAACGCAGCCCGTACATTGTTTAGAAACTGTTATTTTGACCGGGATAACTGCTATGACGGCCTACAATGCTTACGCCACTACAAATATGACGTAGACCCAGACACAAAGCAGTTCAGTAAAAACCCGCTTCACGACCAGTATTCCCACGGCGCAGATGCCTTCCGCTATATTGCGTTGGGCGTACAAGAAACTAGACCACGCAAGCCAAAGCAAATACAATATGCTCACCCCCAAAGTTGGATGGCCTAATTTAAGGAGTTATTGTGCCTACAGTTGCCGATATATATAGCGCTGCGGATAGCCTAAAAAGAAGGTTGTCCGATGCGGCATCTAACCCAATTGACAGTTTTATGCAAATGGTTGGCAATGCCAATGATAGAGCTGGTGCTTACAACCAACAACTTAGTGACGCTGCTTCAGAGCCTTTAACTGGCCCTAAAACAATGGCATTGGCTCAAGATATGGCAAGTTCATACAACCCTGCTGGAATGACAGTTTGGCATGGTAGTCCTTATAAATTTACTCAATTTGATCCTAGCAAAATTGGTACTGGAGAAGGACAACAAGTTTTTGGTCATGGCTTATATGTAGCTGAAAACCCTAAAGTTGGTCAACAATATCAAAAACAATTATCAGGAATAGGAGATTCATATACATTTACCTGGAATGGTAAACAATATGAAGATTCAGGCCCAAAAGATCCAGAAAGACATGCTGTTGCTCTTTCTTATCATCAAGGTCCACAATTTGCTAGAAAAATAGCAAAAATGGGCATTGAAGCATCAAAGATAGGTGATGAACATGCACTTGATATGGGTGGCTTAGACTACTATAGAAAAATGTATGATACTGCAAGTCAAATTAAAAAAAAGGATATTTCAGCAGTTCAAGGAGCGCTTTATAAAATTGATTTGCCCGATGAGCATATAGAGAAAATGATGGATTGGGATAAGCCAATAGGCAAGCAAAGTGACCATGTACAACAAGCAATTGAAAAAACAAAACAATTATTGCCTCATAATGCTATAGAAGATTTGGGCGGGGATTTATCTACACTTTATAATAAACAAATAACTCCAAATCAATTTTTAAATACATGGGAATCATTAACAGGAAGTAAAGGATCAGGAGAAGCTGCTTTAGCTCAAAATGGAGTACCTGGTTTAAGATATTTTGATAGAAATAGTAGAAGTAAAAAAGCTGGTTCAAGAAATTATGTGATTTTTCCTGGTCATGAGCACATTTTAGATATTCAGGAAATGAACAATATCCCTGTAAAAAAGGCAAATTAAATGGCACTAGACCCTCAAGAAACCGATTACGACCCCATCATTGATGAGGCAAAGCAATTCCTAAAGTTTTGCAACGATGCCGACACCATGAACCGGCAAGAAGCGCTGGAAGACCTTAAGTTTGCTTCCGGTGGCGATCAATGGCCAGTTGACCTACAAAACAGCCGTAATTTGGAATCGCGCCCCGTTCTTACTATTAATAAGCTAGACGGGT